ATGAAGTAGCAGGTCAGTTAATAAAAAGTGTAGGTGATACTGTTGATAAATTACAAGATTTAAATAAAAAATTAAAAGATTTAAAAGAATTACCTAAAAGTGCTGATACTAAAATTCAAAATGCTTTGTTTGTAGGTTCAACTGCTGAATTACAGAAGATGTTAAAGAAAGATGAAAATACTAAGAGCAAAGTCATCAATACCAAACATAGAGATATTTCAGATAAGTGATTTAGCATTTGTTAAACACGGATTTGTTTTAGAAGATATATTAAATGGTAAAGAAATGATAAACCCAATTGAAGTACATCAATGTACAAATCAAGGAACATTTGGTGCATTGGGTAAAGAATACAAAAAAAATTTATTAAAAGTAATAAAAGGTAGTCAAAGAGTTACTACTGCTTTACAACTAGGTTACACACACATAGAGGGTATATATGTCTGACGCTTATTTAGGAAATCCTAATTTAAAAAAAGTAAATACATCTGTAGAGTTTACTAAAGACCAGGTTCTAGAATTTCGTAAATGCGAAGAAGACCCTCTATACTTTATTAAAAATTATGTACAAATTGTATCATTAGATGAAGGTCTTGTACCATTTAAAATGTATGGATTTCAGGAAGAAATGGTACAGACTATGCATGATGAAAGATTTACAATATGTAAGTTACCTAGACAGTCTGGTAAATCAACTACCATTGTATCTTATTTACTCCATTATGCACTTTTTAACCCAAACTGTAACATTGCTATACTAGCAAACAAATCATCTACAGCGAGAGATATACTTGGTCGTTTACAACTTGCATATGAAAATTTGCCTAAATGGTTACAACAAGGTGTTATAAATTGGAATAAAGGTTCTATAGAATTAGAAAATAAATCTAGTATTGTGGCTGCCTCAACATCATCAAGTGCAATTCGTGGTGGTTCATACAACATCATATTCTTAGATGAGTTTGCGTTTGTACCGGCAAATATTGCTGAACAGTTTTTCTCATCTGTATATCCTACAATATCTTCTGGACAAAAAACTAAGATGATAATTGTATCTACACCTCATGGTATGAATATGTTTTATAAACTGTGGGTAGACGCTCAAAACAAAACTAATAATTATATTCCAATAGAAGTACATTGGTCTGAAGTGCCAGGTCGTGATGAAAAATGGAAAGAAGAAACAATACGAAACACTTCTGCTGAACAGTTTCAACAAGAGTTTGAATGTGATTTCTTAGGTTCTGTTGATACTTTAATATCCCCAACAAAAATTAAAACTATGCCTCATCAAACACCATTAGAATCAAAAGGTGGTTTAGATATGTATGAAAAACCATCAAAAGATAAAACATATGTATGTACTGTTGATGTTGCAAGGGGTACGACTAATGACTATTCAGCATTTGTTATATTTGATTGTTCACAAGTTCCTTATCGTGTTGTGGCAAAATATAGAAACAATGAAGTTAAACCATTTGTTTTTCCGAATATCATACAACAAGTATGTAATGGGTATAACAAGGCACATGTATTAGTAGAAGTAAATGATTTAGGACAACAGATATCAGATACATTACAATATGAATGTGAATATGAAAACTTATTAATGACAACTCAAAGAGGTCGTGCAGGACAAATATTGGGTTCTGGTTTTTCAGGAAGAGGGTCATCTCTCGGTGTAAGAATGACAAAATCTATTAAGAAACTAGGATGTTCTAATATTAAGACATTGATAGAATCAGATAAAATTATTGTAAACGATTTTAATATCATAGAAGAAATGTCCACATTCTCAAAAAGAGGAACATCATGGCAGGCAGAAGACGGAAGTAATGATGACTTAATGATGTGTTTAGTCATATTTGGTTGGCTATCTAATCAAGACTATTTTAAAGAATTAACAGATTCAAATATCAGAAATCAACTATATGTTGAACAACAAAATCTCATAGAACAAGACATGGCACCCTTTGGTTTTGTAGATGATGGCATAACAAAACCAGGTGAAGAAACTGAAGTAGACATGTATGGCACAGTATGGCATCCTGTGGTTCGTAAGGGTGAATAAGGTTTAGACTTTACTAGTATTATAAATAGAAGCAGTGAAAATTTTTATATATGGGGTATGAATAATACAACTATGGTCACTAATTTAATATTAAATTAACGGAGAATAACCTTATGGCATTTCAAGTATCACCTGGTGTTCTCGTACAAGAAAGAGATTTAACTAGGATTATTCCTGCTGTTTCTACCTCTATTGGTGCTATTGCTGGCGAATTTCGTCAAGGCCCATTAGATGAAATAGTAAGTATATCTAGTGAAAACGATTTAGTAGAAACATTTGGAAAACCTGATTCAAGTAACTTTGAAGACTTTTTTTCAGCTGCTAACTTTTTACAATACTCTAACTCATTAAGAGTAGTACGAGCTTCACAGACTAATCTTGTAAACGCTTCTACATCAGGAAGTGGTATACAGATTAAGAATACTACACACTATCAGGATAACTATGCTGATGGTTCTGGCGTTGTCGGAACTTTTGCGGCTAGAACTGCTGGTGCGTGGGGAAATAATTTACTTGTGTCCACATGTCCTAGTGCAACTGCTTATGAAGCTGAAGGTGCAACAACAGTTAATGACGCTTCAACATCTGTTGGAGATACAACTGTTACTGTAACATCTGGAGCTGCTTTAAATGTAGGAGATATTATATCTTTTTCAACAACAGCTGCAACTAATGACTATGATGACGGACATCAATATAGAATAACCGGCATTTCTACAAACGATATTACTATCGTGCAAAAAGAAAGTGGAAGTGGTGGTTTACAAACAACTTTAACCGATGGCGGAAATATTAGAAGAAGATGGAGATACTATGATTCAGTAGGAACTGCTCCTGGTACTTCACCTTATGTTTCTGACCGTTCAGGTTCCGGCGATGAAATTCATGTTGTCGTTGTGGATGAAGATGGTGGAGTTACAGGAGTTCCTGGCTCAGTTTTAGAAACTTATGAAAAGTTATCTAAAGCTTCTGACGCTAAATCACCACAAGGCGATACTAATTATTATTCAGATGTAATTTATGCAAAATCACAATATGTTTATTGGATGGACCATAATACTTCAGGAAGTAATTGGGGCTCAACTTCTGCTGGTACTACATTTACAGCTGTTAATACACCAACATTAGAATCACTATCTGGTGGTGCTGATGGTTCAAGTGTAACAACAGGACAAAAGAAAACTGCTTATGAAAAATTCCAAGATTCAGATACAGTTGATGTTGGATTAATCATTGCTGGTTCAGGTGATGGCACACATGCTGAAAACCTAATAACAATTGCTGAAAATAGAAAAGACGCTGTTGTTTTTATTTCACCAGAAAGAGCAGATGTAGTAAATATATCAAACTCTGAAACACAAAAAGATAATGTTCTAGATTTTTATTCTTCTAGAAGTTCATCATCTTATGCTGTGTTTGATAGTGGTTACAAATATATGTATGACAAATATAGTGATGTATATAGATTCGTTCCTTTGAATGGAGATATGGCTGGTTTATCAGCAAGAACTGACTTAGTAGCAGATTCTTGGTTCTCACCTGCTGGTTACAACAGAGGTGTTGTAAGAGGTGTAGTTAAACTTGCTTTCAATCCCAATAAATCTCAAAGAGATGAGTTATACATGAAACGAGTTAATCCTGTTTGTACTTTCCCAGGACAAGGAACTGTTCTGTTTGGAGATAAAACAGCATTATCATCACCAAGTGCTTTTGATAGAATTAATGTAAGAAGATTATTTATTACATTAGAAAAAGCGATTTCAACTGCTTCTAAATTCCAACTCTTTGAGTTTAATGATGAATTTACAAGAGCTAACTTTAGAGCAATCGTTGAACCGTTTCTAAGAGAAGTACAAGGGCGTAGGGGTATTACAGACTTCTTAGTAGTTTGTGATAATACAAATAACACAGGCGATGTAGTAGATAGAAACGAATTTGTGGCAGAAATATTTGTCAAACCTAATCGTTCAATCAACTTCATTAAACTTCAATTTGTTGCAACTAGAACAGGTGTAGCATTTGAAGAAGTCGCAGGATAAGGGAGATTTAAAAAATGGCAAGTATAACAGATTTTAAAGCAAAACTATCAGGCGGTGGCGCTCGTGCCAATCAGTTTAAGGTAGTAATGCCTTTTCCTGGTTACGCTCAAGTAGGTGGTGAAATAGAAGAACTAGCGTTTTTATGCCAAGCAACAAGTTTACCAGAAATGACAATTGGTAATGTAACTATACCATTTCGTGGTAGAGAAATAAAAATTGCTGGTGATAGAACAATAGCTGATTGGTCAATTACTGTAATGAATGACACAGACTTTAAATTGAGAAATGCATTTGAAAGATGGCAAAATGGTATCAACAACATGTCTGATAACGAAGGATTAACAAATCCTGCTGATTATCAAGTGGACGCTTTTGTTGACCAACTTGACAGAAACGGTGCAACAATTAAAAGTTATACATTAAGAGGTGCTCATCCTATTAGTATAAGTGCTATTGCATTAGCATATGATACTAATAATGCAATTGAGACTTTTGATGTAACATTTAGTTATCAGTACTTTGATACAAATACAACTACTTAATATTGGTATAAATATTATTAATATTAATAGAGGAAAATATTATGGCTGAACTATTTGGTTTTCAGATAACGAGAGTTAAAAAAACTGAAGACCCTAAACAATCGTTCACAACAGCCCAGGCGGATGACGGCACACAAACCGTCGCCGCCGGTGGTTACTTTGGTCAGTACCTTGACATGGAAGGTACTGCCAAATCTGAAGCAGACCTGATTCGTAGATATAGAGAAATTTCTTTACATCCTGAATGTGATATGGCTGTTGAAGATATAGTAAATGAAGCTGTTGTTGCAAATGAACTAAAAGAATCTGTAAGAGTAAATACAGAGAATTTACCTTATGGTAAAGATATTAGAAGAAGAATTGAAGGTGAATTTTCTAATATCTTGAAACTCATGAATTTCAATACAAAAGGACATGACATCTTTAGAAGATGGTATGTTGATGGTCGTATATACTATCAAAAAATTATTGATAGAGAATCACCTACATTAGGTATTACAGAACTTAAATATATCGACCCTAGAAAAATTAAAAAGATTAGAGAAGTAAGAAAAACAAGACCTGAAGGTGCTAAAAACTTAGAAGTAATAGATGAGTTTGTAGAGTATTACTTATTTAACGAAAAGGGCGTATCGGGTACAACATCTGGCGGTGGTATAAAAATCGCACCTGATACAATTTCTTTTTGCCCTAGTGGTCTAGTAGACCAACAAAAAAATATTGTTATGTCTTATTTACATAAGGCAATCAAACCTGTCAATCAGCTCAGAATGATAGAGGACGCTGTTGTAATATACAGAATTGCAAGGGCGCCAGAAAGAAGAATATTTAAAATAGATGTAGGTAACCTACCAAAAGTAAAAGCAGAAGCATATCTAAGAGATGTTATGGCAAGATATCGTAACAAATTGGTATATGACGCTTCAACTGGTGAAGTTAGAGATGATAGAAACTATATGTCTATGCTCGAAGATTTCTGGTTACCGTCAAGAGAAGGTGGTAGAGGAACTGATATCTCAACATTACCTGGTGGTCAAAACCTAGGTGAAATTGCTGATATCGAATACTTTCAAAAGAAATTGTATCGTTCATTAAATGTTCCTGTAAGTAGATTAGAATCTTCACAAGGGTTTAACTTAGGCCGTTCATCTGAAATTACAAGAGATGAATTAAAATTTACTAAGTTTGTACAAAGATTAAGAAAGAAATTTACAGAGTTATTTAATGACTTGTTAAAGACACAGTTAATTTTGAAAAAAGTTATTTCAGAAGAAGATTGGCATGGTATTTCTCATAACTTACAATATGACTTCTTGCAAGATGGTCATTTTGCTGAACTAAAACAAAGTGAAATGATGAGAGAAAGAATACAATTAGTTAATGAGATGAGAGATATGGTAGGTAAATACTTCTCAGTAGAATACATGAGAAAGAATGTACTTAAACAGTCTGAATCAGAAATTGCTGAAATGGATAAACAAATTAAACAAGAAATTGATGATGGTATTATTTCATCTCCGTTTGCACAAGCAGACCAAGATGATGATACCCCAATGTAATAGGAGGATATTATGACAGAAGAAGTAAAAACTTTTATTGACCAACTTGCAACAGGTGATAATGCAAATGCTGGTGAGGCATTTAAAACTGCATTAAGAGCTAAGGTTGCTGATGGATTAGACGCTAAAAGAAAAGAGATGGCAGGACAAATGTTTAATACTGCTCAATCTATTCCTACAGAGGCAGAAACTTTTAGTGACCCTAAACCAGAAATTGCTGAACCAGGTTCTTTTGACAAAGAAGGTAATGTTATCGGCCAAAATGATGGTTCAGTAGATATGGATTTAACAACAGATGAAACTAAGTAATATTTTTGAAGATTACGATTTAGTAAATTCATCTGCTTATAAGTCATTGTCGCCAAAATTAAAAGAGGCAGTTAATGAGTTTTATAAAATGTTAGACAATAGACATGATAATGGAAGTTATCAAGATGATAACTTTGTTGATAATATAGAGGAGTGTGTAGAGACAATTGTTTCTTCACACGATATAACAAAAGAGCAATTGTTAGATTACATAGAATTGGAAGTAAGAGAACAATTAAAACAAACAGAGGTGTAACAAATGGCTACATTCATATTAAAAGGGGCTCTAGTTTCAGGTACATTATCTGATAATAATATTGGCCGTGCTCAATTTGTGAGAATTGTTGCACAGGCTCAAGCAGTTATTACAGTTAAAGATAGTGGTGGTTCTACTTTAGGTACTACTCAATTATATGCAGCTGGAGATGAAATCACAATAGAAAAAGCACCAGGAGATACAATATCTTCAAGTGCTAATGTTAGTGCTACTGCTGTGGCACCAAGAGATTAATAGTAGGAGATAAATTATGGCAGATATAGTATCAGTACAAACAATTGCTGATGTGGCAGGTGTGAAACATGTTAGTAAAATGACTAACATATCTGATGGAACAGGCGAATCTGTAATTACTAAGATTGACGCTTCTAATACTAATGCAATGACTGAAGACGCTACTAAAGTACTTGCAAGGATATGGTATTCTATTAATACAACAAACAGCAATGCTGGTGTTGAATTATTATGGGGAGGAACAACCAATTCTACTATGGTTGTACTTAACGGACAAGGACATTGGGATTTAAGAACCTTTGGTGATGGTATTGTAAACAATGCTACTAATCCAACAGGTGATGTCTTATTAACAACCAGAAACTTTGTTTCTGGTGACAATTATACTATTTTAGTAGAATTTAGATAAAATTTGTGCATTTAAAGTACAATAATGTATAAATAGTATATAACAAAAGAGAGAGAGTACACTTATGAAATTAATTTCAGAAGAAGTATCAAATGCCGAGTATCTTGTAGAAGAAGATAAGAACGGCAAGAAAGAATACAAGATTAAAGGTGTTTTTTTACAGTCTAACATCAAGAATCGTAATGGGCGAGTATACCCTAAAGATATCTTAATGAAAGAAGTAACAAGATACAATAAAGAATTTATCAATAAAAATCGTGCATTTGGCGAGTTAGGACATCCTGACGGACCTACTGTTAATCTAGAAAGAGTTTCTCATATGATTAAGAAACTTTATCCAGATGGTGATAACTTTATTGGTGAAGCTAAAATCATGGACACGCCCTATGGTAAGATTGTGAAAGGTCTTATTGATGAGGGTGCTCAATTAGGAGTATCATCAAGGGGAATGGGTTCCATCATGCAAAGAAACGGCGCTAACTATGTGAAAGATGATTTCATGCTAGCTACTGCCGCTGACATTGTAGCAGACCCTTCGGCACCAGCCGCTTTCGTAGAAGGCATTATGGAAGGTAAAGAATGGGTATGGGACAACGGTCTCCTTGTCGAGAAAGACATTGAGGCGTGGAAGATGGAAGTGATTAACACGAAGAAAAGAGTTTTAGAAGAAAAAAAACTAGAAATCTTTGATTCGTTTATTAGAAAACTATAATATTATAAATATTAACTGAACTCGAAAAAGTTTGGAGTTTATAGTACTATAAAATAAATAAGAGGAGATTTTCAATGGCAGAATCAGAAAAAATAACTGACGCTATCGTAGAAGCTTCAGCGAATCCAAACGCTGACGCTCCTAAAAAGAATGCTGTTGCAGCTGAACCTAGTCATCTTTCAAATGACGCTGAAGATTTAGGCGCACCTGTAGTTAAACCTACAGACAGTAATTCTGCTGACGGTACGAAGAAAGTTAAACAAGTTTCTGACACAGTATCTAAAAGTGCTCAAGTAGCTGGGGAACCATCACACTTGAAAGCTGGATACAAAGAAGAAGCTGAATCTGAAGATGAGGTTGTTGAATCTAAAGAGAAAGAAGTCAAAAAGGACGATAAAGAAGTAGAAGAAGAAGGTTACGATAAAAAGAAATCTTTGAAGGCTTCTAGTTGTTCTGAAGACATTGACGCTTTAGTAGGAGACGCTGACCTATCTGAAGAATTTAAACAAAAGGCTGCTACTATCTTTGAAGCTGCAATTAACTCTAAAGTTAAAGCAGAACAAGAGAGATTACAGTCTGAATATGATACTAAATTTGAAGAAGAAATCTCAAAATCTAAATCTGAACTAACTGAAAAAGTTGATTCATACTTGAACTATGTTGTTGAAGAATGGATGAAAGAAAATAAGTTAGCACTAGAAAGAGGTATTAAGGGCGAAATCGCTGAAGACTTCATTGGTGGACTGAAAAAATTATTTGAAGACCACTATATTGATGTCCCAGATGAGAAATATGATGTCCTTGAAGACCAAGCTTCTAAGATTGAAGACTTAGAGAAAAAACTTAACGAAGAAATAGAGAAAAATGTTGAAATGAATAAAGTTAATGGTTCTTACAAAAGACAAGAAATCATTGATGAAAATTCTAAAGACTTAGCTGATACAGCTAAAGAAAAATTCGACAGTCTCGTAGAAGGCGTTGAGTATTCTTCTGAAGAAGATTTTGCACAAAAAGTAAAGACTATTAAAGAGTCCTACTTTGAGCAAAAAGCTGAGAAGTCTGCTTCGGCAGATATAGATGATGTTGCGGAGGGCGGTGAATCTAATGTTGATTTATCGGATGCTATGGCTGCATACACCAACGCAATTAGTAAAACAAAAGATATTAAAATATCTAAGTAACTAAAGAAAGGAGAGAAGAAGATATGTACTTATCGGAAACTTATGAAAAAAAATGGCAGCCAGTCTTAGACCATCCAGAACTTCCTGAAGTTAAGGATAGTTATAAGCGTGCCGTTACATCGGTCATCTTAGAGAACCAAGAGCGTTCTTTAAAAGAAGACCAAGCTTTCCTTGCTGAGACACCAACAAACTCTACAGGAGCTGGTGTATCAAATTGGGATCCAATCCTAATTTCTCTAGTAAGAAGAGCTATGCCAAATTTGATTGCTTATGATATCTGTGGCGTACAACCAATGACAGGTCCTACAGGACTTATCTTTGCAATGCGTTCTAGATATACAAATCAAAGTGGCACAGAGGCTTTATTTGATGAAGCTGATACAGACTTTTCTGGTCGTAATGCGGCTGGTTCTGCTGTTGATGGTTTCTCAACTGCGGCTCATAGTGGAACAAACCCTGCATTGTTAAACGATTCACCTGCTGGTACACACACAACTGGTACTGCAATGTCTACAGCTGCGGCTGAAAGTCTAGGTGAAGATTCAGGTAATGCGTTTGCTGAAATGGCGTTCTCAATTGAGAAATCAACTGTAACTGCTAAATCAAGAGCGTTAAAAGCTGAATACACAATGGAACTTGCTCAAGACCTTAAAGCGATTCATGGACTTGACGCTGAAACTGAACTTGCTAATATCTTATCAAGTGAAATTTTAGCTGAGATTAACCGTGAAGTAGTTAGAACTATCTATGCTAACGCTGAAAAAGGTGCTTCTGCAAACACAGGCACAGTTAATACAACTACTGAAGGCATATTTGACCTTGATACAGATTCTAACGGTCGTTGGAGTGTTGAAAGATTCAAAGGTCTTATGTTCCAAGTAGAAAGAGAGGCAAATGTTATTGCTCAAAGAACTCGTAGAGGAAAAGGTAACTTAATTATCTGTTCATCTGATGTTGCTTCTGCACTTCAAATGGCTGGTGTATTAGATTACGCTCCTGCGTTAAACAACAATCTAAATGTTGATGACACAGGTAATACTTTTGCTGGTGTTCTGAATGGTAAATATAAAGTTTATATTGACCCATATTCTGCAAA